GCGAGGCAAACGAGCTGATACAGGCTGGCGACAAACGCCTGATCGTTGCGGCAAAAGAGCTGACAACGGCGCCAGAGACAAAAGATCGCGTCGTCATCAGCAGCATCGTCTATCAGATCATCCGGGTCGAGACGACGTTCCAAGAAACAGCCGGCGATGCGACCCACTACGAACTGATCCTGAGGGCGTGATGGCTAGAGGCTCCACTCGGATCATTCCGATCGACTCGATGATTCAAGAGGTGGCCGAGCGAGTCATTAAAAAGGCAGGGATCGGACTGCACGGCAGGCTGAAAGCAGCAGAGCCGCCCATCGGCACACCTGTCGTCAGCGCCAACCTGATTGAAAGCTGGCAGCTGAATACAGACACCCCAGGGGAGGCGAGAGTTTTCACCATCGTCAAATATGCACCCGCCGTGATGTATGGCGAGAACATGCCGCCCAACTGGAATAACGAGTACAAACCCGGCAACAGCGAGAAAACAACAGGCACCAAGGCAGTCACTCGGGGTTATCCAGATTTGATCCTGAAGGAAGTAGCTCGAAAGGACATTCCTAAACTGATCAAGATCGAGAACCAGAGGCGCTGATGGCCGCAGCAGATCTCAACTCTGTGAGGGCAACGATCGAGGCCCGCCTCGCAACGGAGCTAGCAAGCAGCCCCGCGATCCCTGTTGTTTTTCACAACATGGCGTATGAGCCGACGCCAAACTCGTCATGGGTTCAGTGCCAAACAGCGTTTGGTGGCAACGAGTATTTGAGCCTTGGACAAACATCCAACTCACAGAACCGGATCTTTGGCCTCCTGATCGTCAACATTTTTTCAGCAAAAGGCGTGGGGCCTGGTGCTAACTACACGATCGGCAAACGCATTCGCGACCTTTACAATAGGGTCAACGTGTCGGGGGTTTACTTCGACGCCCCATCCGGTCCCGAGGTACTGGCCTCTCCAGCTCCAGAGGGCTACTTTCAAACACAGGTCCGTGTGACCTTTGAATTCATCGAGGAACTCTGACCTATGGCTTTTTATCGAGGCGAGGAGGGCAGCGTCAAATTTGACGACGCAGGCTCAAGCAACTCTGCGATCACCAGCACTCGGTCGTGGTCGCTGACTATCGACAAAGAGCTGCTCGAGACCACCGTGATGGGAGACACCTACGGCGGAAACGTCGGTGGGATCATCACCGGTTCCGGCAGCGTTGAGGTGATCTACACCGCGTCGTCCTCTGATGAAACGGCAGCATTTGTCGATCACATCAACACCCCGACCGACTCAGGCTCGGCGTCGTTTGAACTGTTCCTTGATACCAGTGGCGACAAAAAAATCACCTTTGACGGTGTGGTGACATCGGCGGACCTCTCCGCCACGGTAGGGGAACTTGAGATCATCACCGTTAATTTCACAACTAACGGTGCCATCACCACCTCTTACTGATCATGGCTTTTTATCGAGGACAACAGGGCACCATCAAGTTCGACAAGGACGCAGCTGGTGCAGCACTTGGAGAGATTGCAGCCGTGCGGTCTTGGTCCCTGTCGGTTGAAAAAGAAGTTTTGGAAGTCACCGACCACGGCGACACCTTCCGGGCTTATGTAGGCGGCTTGGTCAGTGGGTCCGGTTCCTGTGAAGTGCTTTACGACGCACCGAGTGCAGGTGACAAGTTGGATCTGTTGAACGAGGCATTGACCACAGAAGATCCAGCGAACGCAAACTTTGAGCTTTACCTAGACGAAAGTGGCGACAAAAAGATGTCGTTTGCTGCCCTAGTTACCGGCGCTGAATATAGTGCTACTGTTGGCGAGATTGAAGTGATTACGGTCAACTTCACCGCTAACGGAACTATCACCTCCGGTATTTGATGCCTGCGACACAACGAACCGTAGATCTGCTGGTTGGGGCGTTTGATCTCAGCCAGCGTCGGAAGTTTGTCCTTAAAAACGGCGATGGTGACCCCATCGTCGATTTGTATTTCAAACCGATCACCCGTTCAGATCGCAAGCGTGCCCAGAACCTTGCGGGCAGCGAAGAAGCTCTGGACCTGTCCACCCACATGCTTTGCCAGATGGCTGAGCTTAAGGACGGCACAAAAGCTTTTGCGGCTGCAGATGCCCCCAAGCTGCAACGTGAGTTGCCTGAGTCGGTGCTCAATGAAGTTGAGCTGTTCTTGTTTGGCCTCGGTGCAGATACCGATCTGGAAGACGCAAAAAACGACTGAAGCAGGACAAGTGGACTTTCTATGAGTTCCACCTGGCCTGCGAACTAGGGATGACCGTAAGCAGGCTTCGCACTGAATTAACTGATGCGGAGCTTGTTTACTTTGCGGCCTTCCATCAAATCAAGGCGGAAGAGGAACAGAAGGCAATAGATCGCGCAAAGAACAGTCGGCGGTAGCATTGAAATACTGCTGGTCAGGCCGTGGCTGAATCCGTCCTTAGGTTCAGGGTTGAAACTAAAGACGCGAACCGCCAGGTTGCTGCTCTTAGGGCACAGGTTGAACGGTTAGAAGTTGCTGTAAAGGGTGCAGGTGGTTCGACTAGAGCTGCTGGCGCAGGTTTTAAGGTCTTCTCTGGTGGCGCTCAGGCGGCTGCTGTAGGCGCTCGTGGCCTTGGTGCGGCACTGAGCACAGCATTGGGCCCACTGACTGCTGTGGTGGCTGGAGCGGCGAGCCTGGGCCAGGTCTTTGGGGTGCTGCGTCAACAGGATTTTTCAGAGGCAAAGGTTCGTTCTCTTGGCGTCAATAGTGACGAACTGCGTGGCCGGTTAAGTGAGGTCAGCCGCGAGCTATCAGGCCAGGCCAGCGTCCTTGATCTGACCGCTGCGGCTTACGACGTGGCATCTGCAGGCTTCAACGATGCGGCCTCAGCGTCCAAGATCTTGAAGGCAGCCAGCCAGGGTGCCACTGGTGGATTCAGTGACATCAACACGGTGGCAGATGCCACCACCTCGGTGTTGAACGCCTACGGCAAAACATCGGCGGATGCCGCGAAGCTGGTCGATGGTTTCATCCAAACGCAGAACGACGGCAAGATCGTCATCGGTGAGTATGCGGCCAACATCGCGAAGGTGGCCCCGGTGGCAGCTGCTTTGGGCGTGCCGCTTGAGGAAGTCAACGCAGCCGTGGCTCAGATCACTGCTGGAGGTCAAGGCGCGGAAGTCACGTTCACCGCACTGAAAACAGCCTTTGCCCAGGTGGCAGCGGGCAAGGTTGGCCAAGAGTTCAAACAGTTTGGCGTTGAAATCAACAGCGCAACGCTGCAGAGCGATGGCCTGGCGGGCACGCTGCAGAAGATCAAAGACTCAGGGGCAGACGCCGGAACAGTCATCAAGGCGTTTGGCACCGAGGCTGGCCCGTCGATCCTGGCGCTGCTGAACGACACCGAGAAGTTCAACCAGCTTTTAGAGAATCAAGTCAACGCACAGGGGGCAGCCAAGAAAGCAGCGTTTGAAGCGTCAAACACTATCGATGGCCAACTGAAACGATTGACGACGGCGTTCCAGAACCTGTTTACGGATCAGTCGGAACTAGGCGCTGTCATCAGAGAGACGTTCAAAATTGCTGCAGTTACCGTCGAAACTCTGACCGCTGCCGTAAAGCTGGCGGCCGCACCGTTCCGCGCAATCTTTGCAGCCGTTGGCGAGATTGGATCGGCCATTGGCCAGGCTCTTGGCGTTGAGAGTCTTGATATTGCCTTTCAGCTTGAGGAAGGCTTCCAGCGTTTCCTTGGTGTACTGAACACCATTTCGCAGGTTGCCATCGGCGTCGGCAAGGTGATCGGCAAGGCCATCGGCGGGGTGATTGGGACCGTTATCAACCTGACCAAAGGCCTGCGGACAACAATCATCGAAGGCATCGGCGGGTTGATCATGACCATCCCGCGATTGCTGGGCAGGCTTTACGACATGCTGCCGGACTTTGCAAAGGGCCTGATTGATCGGGTGCTGGGCAAAGGCAAAGCCATGGTGATGAGCCTGGCTGAAATGGGCGGTGGTTTCGTTAGCGACATCACGCAGCCAACGGTGGACATCGCCAACGCAGTGCAGCAAACAGGCGGCGTGCTTGGTGGCGGGACCAAACCAAAAACAAAAGAGCAGACAGATGCTGAGAAAGCAAGGGCAGATCAGCTGGCGCAGAAAGAAAAATTGCTGCAGCAGCTTGAGCGACAGTTTCAGCTTGAGACTGCAGTTGATGACAAGAAACGTCGACAGCTTGAGCTGGACTTCAAGATCGCCGACCTAAAGACACAGTTCCCCAAGCTGACTGAGGACGAACTGAAGCCGCTGGTTGAAAGGCTGCAGATCAACCACAAGACGGTCGAAAGCAAACTTCTGCAGGAGGAGCTGGACAAAAAGGCGCAGGAAAACGCAGACAAGCTCAAGGCTCAATACGACCAGCTAGATACTGCCTTTAACGATGGAATCGTCAACTCAATTATGGCGGCGGTTGATGGCACCAAGTCCTTGTCTGATTCTTTGCTGGGTGTCATCAAGTCGATGGCAAAGCTGATCCTGCAACAGCAGCTGTATAACGCTTTGTCTGGCTTCAGTTTTACTCGTTTCTTTGGCTTCAGGGCTAACGGTGGGCCGGTATCAGCTGGCAGCCCCTACATGGTCGGCGAGCGTGGGCCTGAGATGTTTGTCCCTAGCGGATCAGGAAAAATCGTTCCGAACGATCAGCTAGGGGGTGGCACCAGCGTGGTTGTAAACGTCGACGCCAGCGGCACCAGCGTGGAAGGCAATGAGGGCCAATCACGACAGCTTGGCGCTTTGATTGGCGCAGCTGTTCAGACCGAGATAATTAAGCAGCAACGACCTGGAGGACTTCTGAGCCGATGACCGCTAGCTGGGATTCATCCGTCAATATTTCGCCTACCTACGGCACGACGAAGGGCAGCCAGCCGCTTGTACGCCGGGCGCGGTTTGGTAGCGGTTACGAACAGGTCGGCAGCCTGGGGATTAACCAAAACCCGAAGTCGTTCAATCTGACCTACAACCTGTCGGAGGCTGAATCGGACACCGTTGAGGCGTTCCTAGATGCTCGTGGCGGCACTGAAAAGTTCACGTTTACGCCCCCAGGCGAAAGCAGCAGCATCAAGGTGCGCTGCCCTGCATGGAGTAAAAACATGATCACAAAAGGCCGCGTTGAGCTAACCACAACCTTTGTGCAGGTGTTTGAGGCATGACCACCCCGCAGTCGATTCAAGAACAGCTGCAGTCGCTGGAGCCGTCGGCAATTATCGAGCTGTTCCAGCTGGAGCTAACCGAGGCTGTCAACGGTGTGGATCAGGTTTACTACTACCACGCAGGCACCAACGAACTGACAGCCGATGTTGTGTTCAACGGTCTGACTTATTCGGCCACAGCAATCGAGGTCGATGGCTTCGAGGCGTCAACGAAAGGCGTGCTGCCAAGGCCAACAATGCGGATCGCCAACACCGGCAACGCCATTTCGGCTTTGCTGTTGCTTTACAACCCGTTGCAGGCAAAGGTCACGCGAATCCAGACCTGCAAAAAGTTTTTGGACGCCGTGAACTTCACGAGCGGCACGAACGCGACCGCAGACCCTACCGCCAAGTTTGAGGATCAGATTTTTTATATCGACAGGGTGGCCAACGAAAACCCGCTGCTGGTTGAGTTCGAGTTGGCCAGCAAACTTGACCTGATCAACGTTGCCCTGCCTCGTCGTCAAGTATTGGAGCATTGCCCGTGGGTGTATCGCGAGGAGAGCACCTGCGGCTACAAGGGCACCAACTACTTCGACATCAACAACAACCCGACGACTGAAGCTAACGATGTCTGCGGCAAGCGTTACACCAGCTGCACGCTGCGCTTCCCTGAAGGTGATTTGCCTTTTGGAGGTTTCCCAGGTGCCCGACTTCAGATGTGACGCTGAGGCGCACGCTGCACGTTCGTACCCACGAGAGGCGTGCGGTCTTGTCGTCAACGGCCAGTATTGGCCATGCCGTAACGCAGCAGATGCGCCGGAAAACACGTTTGTGCTGGAGCCTCGCGACTATGCCATCGCGGCGATGATGGGCAAAGTTGAGGCTGTCGTTCATTCGCACCCGCAAGGTGGGCCGCCGAGCGAGTCTGACCAGACTGTGTGCAGTCAGGGCTCTGTGCCTTGGCACATTTTGCGGATGCCCCAGAACGAATGGTTGACTATCAATCCCTGATCGGCCGCCAGTGGGAGTA